GATTAGAGTATAACAAACGTGGACTGAATGAGGGTTTTGAATTTGTAAACCCAAACGTAACTTCCGAGTGTGGATGTGGAGAGAGTTTTTATGTTGAGTAAGAATGATGAGTGATTACACACCAAACAACTGGGTAGTGATTAAGTTTACCCAACAAGTAAAGAGTGGCAACACTGGATATGGTAGAACCGTAAAAGAGTTTTACAAAGTACTCGGTGGTTGGTCAGGTGGTTATCTTGATGGTGACTCTTGGAGACTGAACAGTGGCATCGTTGACGTTGAAGAGACTACCGATTCTTTCATCTTTATTGGTGGTAGTGGTAGTCGTTACATATGTGACAAGACTCAGGAATGTCTGAGAATGAATACTGCCGGTATATGGAGACAAATGCAGGAAGCTAGTTCAGATACACTAGGTCAAGTTAAACTTGAACTGATGGAACCTGATAACGAAAGAACTCGTAAGGATTGGAAGGCACTGCTAAGTGAATAAGTGGTGGAGAATCTGGGCAAAGAGTCTGGGAGAGAAAGTTGGAGAAACTGATAAACAAGCAAACACTATCGCAGCTATTCGTAGCATCTGGTGGTTTACTCACATGGCAACTTGTGTGGCAATCATTCTTAACGCAATAGCAAACCACGGTTGGAACTTAATAGGATTATGATTATGAATTATCAAAAAGATGTAGAAGATTTTATGGAATCAGGACAACAAGACTTTCCCGACCTCCAAGGTATGACGAGTAAACAAGCAAAACTGTATATGGATTTGATTACCGAAGAGTATAATGAGACGTGGAGAGCATTCAACGTTGATAAGGACGTTGTAGAAGTCGCAGATGGACTTGCTGATATGGTGTGGGTTATCATGGGTATGGCATCTACTTTAGATATTCCCTTTGATAAGGTCTGGAACGAAGTGAAGGCATCGAATATGTCTAAGTTCGTTAACGGTAAAGTTGTTAAGAACTCAGACGGTAAGATTATGAAACCTGAAGGTTACTTCCGTCCTAACATTGGAGACATCCTCGCATGATAAAGTATCTACGTAACAGTGCTAAGATTGACGAGTGTCTGGAGACCGACCAGTACGGTAATAGAATACATAAGTCCACTGGGGACTATGCTATTGTTATCGAAGGTGATGGGAAACCTACTTACAAACCTATGTCATTGACTAAGGTTGGTGGTGAATGGGTTCCTATGCAGATGGAACTAGACCTTGGATAAGTGGGATGTGGCACATCTAAAGGTCGCAGAGACCTATGCCGAATTATCATCAGCTAAACGTCTGAAAGTTGGTGCGGTTATTGTAAAAGATAATCGTATCATCTCTATAGGATACAACGGAATGCCGTCTGGTTGGACTAACGAATGTGAACACACTAATGGCGCATACGAACTAACAGCAGCACTAGTCACTAAAAGGGAAGTTATTCATGCGGAATCGAACGCGATTACAAAAGTCGCAAAGTCAACGGAATCATCGGAGGGTGCAGTTCTATACACAACCTGTTCCCCCTGCCTCAACTGTGCAAAACTCATCCACCAAGCCGGAATCTCAAGGGTTGTTTACGGATACAAATATAAAGCAACCGAAGGATTGACTTTCCTTGAGAAGTGTGGTATAATTCTTGAAACGAACGATAAACCAGACCCTACTAATTTGCCTTGGCAACGGAACCTTATACCATGAATCCCTTTGATTATGTAAATGCGATTAACTATTCCAAGAAAGACATCATGCAGACTCGCGATGACGAGAAAGCATATAGTCCTTATATGGTCAATCGTTCATTGTCCTACTTTCAGGATACTGTTGTACTCGCTAATGAGATGAACAAGTATCACCACCTCGACTCACGTCTTCAATTTTCTTTTCTTATAAATATAGTTAGAAAGCGCAAACGCTTCTCTAAATGGGTAAAACCTGAATTGGAAAATGACCTTGAGTCGGTTAAAAGATATTATGGATACAGTAACGAAAAGGCACGTCAAGTGCTATCCCTATTATCACCTTCTCAAATTAAACTTATTAAAGAAAAGGTGAACAAAGGTGGAAGAAAGTAATTTAGTCGCATGGAGTCCAGTGCATATGTTAGAGATCACTCTAGCAGAACCTGACGATTTCCTCAAAGTACGTGAAACTCTGACCCGTATCGGTGTCGCATCACGCAAAGAACAGAAGTTATTTCAGTCCTGTCATATATTGCATAAACAGGGACGGTACTATATCGTCCACTTTAAAGAACTATTTATCCTTGATGGCAAGAAAGCAAACCTAGAGAAGACAGATGTAGAGAGACGTAATACTATTGCGACACTGCTATCAGACTGGGGACTTGTTGAGATACAGAACAAAGAAGTCGCGGTAGATTGCGCTCCACTTCGACAGATTAAGATCATCGGATTTAAAGAGAAAGACCAGTGGGAGTTGTGTCCCAAATATAATATTGGAAACAAATGAATGCCGACATATAACTACGTATGCAAGAAATGTGATCACGCATTCGAGAAAATGCAAAGAATTGTAGATGATCCATTATCAAATTGTCCTGAATGTAAAGAAGACGAACTAAAGAAAGTATTCGTAGCTGGGAGTGGTGGTTTTCAATTAAAAGGTAAAGGCTGGTTTAAGAGCGGTGGATACTAAATGAGTCTGTTTGATGATAACATACAATCCATCCGTGATAAGAAACACTGGTGGGGTCGGATAGAAGATATAGTGGGGTATTCTTGGAATGACATAATGCCCCTCGTTGACTCTCATCCATCCAAGTTGTATGATTGGAACCGAGAGAAACAGAGACTCGGTATGAATTCGTTCCATATGCGTGACTCAGCTCCACAGGTTGCCAAGGATATTGTTGCGGAGATGCACGAGTGTTTTGTAGAACCCGCACCAAAGAAGTTCGAATATGATAAGGGCGAACCCCACATCACAAACATTGCGTTCTGTGGATTTGGTCAGTTCTCCGGTTCGTATCCGAGACATAAAGACAGTATGGATGTATTCCTACTTCAAGTAATCCGTGAGTGTAAGATCACCATTGGTTACACCGAAGAACCAACGGATGCTGATGAAACTGTTGTTATGAAACCAGGCGACTGTGTATGGATTCCACGGGGAACGTGGCATAAACTGGAACCCTCGGTATCACGGGTTACGTTCTCGTTTGGTTTTGAGAGTGATAAAGATACCGATCCATCCTTGTTTGTGTAACAAAGTGATATGATATTTGGTTATGACCTCTATCAAGTAACATTACAATTATATATAATAGTGGAAGAATAATCTTCCAACAAACAATCTGGAGTAAAAAAGTTATGAAAACCCGCACATTCGGCCGAGCGGAAAGTCTCGGAAATGCGCTATTAAGTACGATAATTATAGTAACCTCTATTATTGCTATCGCACCAATATTATAGACTGAACTAGGGTGACTTAGTAGGTCACCCGAAATTTATTATGAGTACACTATGAAAGCATATATGATTACAGACCTGAACAGCCCAACTTCCGTGAAATACTCGGAGATTGCTTTAGAGTCTTGGAAACAACAATCTCTTCTTGACATTGAAGTCATTCAGTGTTATACTCCCAGTACCATCTCAGAATTAGAACCCCTCTACAACTGGCAACCCCTCCTTCACGGAATGCAGAACGGTAAGATGAGTTCTCCGTCTGAACGTGCCGGTGACATATCGCACTGGCAGATGATACAAAAACGATCAAAGAGTATGGAACGATTCTATGTGATGGAACACGATTCATACCTAGAAGACCCTGATGAGTTTAAACGACAGTTTGATTTCACTATGGAACATGGATTAGACTACGCGAATCACGGACTGTTTATGTCTTGTTACTCGTTCTCTCGTAGATGTGCCATATACATGAATGACCTATTATTAAAACGAGGATTCCCCCTCAATGGTGGCCCTTATGGATGTGTTGAGAGACTTGTTAAGACTTACCTATCTAACAATAATGACAACAACCGACCATACACGTTTATGACTCATCATCCGAATACTGAGAATGTTAGTGTTGGTGCGACTGCCAAAGAACTGTATAAGGTATATAATAGAACAAGCGAAGATTCAATGTTTTCGAGGTCATCAACCCAAGTTATATCCAAGTCCTTCGGTATAACTCAAACACATGATGGGATGAATTCTAATCCTTGGGAAAGGCACAGAGAAAATACTTTTAAAGTTATTGATTGACATTACCAGTACACTAGTGTATAATGGTACTTCATTATGAGGATTAGTTATGAATTTTTACACATCTATTGACCGTTACGGTAGTACACTTCTTTATAGAGGATATAAGGATGGTGAACGAGTCAAGAAGCGCATCCCGTTTAAACCTACTATGTACGTGAGCTCACGTCAGAATAATAGTGGATGGTCTACCTTAGACGGCAAACCAGTCGATCCGATTGAGTTTGACACTATGCGAGAAGCAACAGAATTCTCCAAGCGTTACCAACACGTGGACAACTTCAAGGTTCACGGTCAGAATAATTTTATCTCACAGTTTATTGCAGAAGAGTTCCCGAACGACATTGAGTTTGATCGTGACCTCCCAGTAATTACAACTATCGATATCGAGGTTCAGTCTGATCAAGGGTTCCCTGAACCTGACAAAGCAGACTATCCAGTTACTGCAATCTGTACCAAATCTAATAAGGAAGACTTCTTCCGTGTCTGGGGTCTAGGTGACTATACCCAAGAAGAGGGTCGGGTCATCTACACCAAGTGTGATACTGAGTTGCAACTGCTAGACCAGTTCCTTACCTATTGGCAACATCACGGTGCACCAGATATCGTCACTGGTTGGAACTCTAAGCAGTTCGACATTCCCTATCTTGTTAACAGAACCAGAAAGGTTATCGGTGAAGAGTCTACCAAACGTTACTCTCCGTGGGGTGTTGTGTCTAGTCGTACCGTCCGTGGTAAGATGGGTATGAAAGATGTGGACACCTATGACCTGATGGGTATTGCTCAGTTGGATTACTATGACCTGTTCCGCAAGTTTACCTACAACACACTAGGTCAACAAGAGTCCTATCGTCTTGACCATATCGCACACGTGGTATTGGGTGAACGTAAACTCTCGTATGAAGAGCACGGTAACCTACACACACTATACAAGGAAGACCACCAGAAGTTCATCGACTATAACATCCGTGATGTTGAGTTGGTTGATATGTTCGAGGAGAAGCTTGGACTAATTACCCTTGCAATGACTATGGCATATCGTGGTGGTTGTAACTATGAGGAAGTGTTTGGTACGACCACTATCTGGGATACCATCATCTATCGTATTCTAAACCTACAGAAGATTGCAGTTCCTGCCAAGACCGAGAAACCCAAGGGTGACTTCGCTGGTGGTTATGTGAAAGACCCCCAAGTAGGTTCGCACGACTGGGTCACATCATTCGATTTGAACTCACTGTATCCAATGATTATTGTTCAATACAATATGTCACCTGAGACTGTGGTCGATGGTCTGGTGGATACTGATGTTCCCCGTATGATGGCAGGTGTTACTAACACTAGTGGCCCGTATGCGATTGCACCATCTGGTGTTCGTTTCACCAAAGAGAAAGAGGGTATCATCCCTAGTGTGATTCGACAGTACTATGCTGAACGTAAACAGATCAAACGTCAGATGTTGGACGCACAATCTGAGTACGAGGTGAACCCCACCAAAGAGTTGATGAACAAGATTGCGACACTCGACAACCAACAGATGTCTATCAAGATTCTTATGAACAGTCTCTATGGTGCGTTGGGCAATCGATGGTTCCGTTACTTTGACCAACGTGTTGCAGAGTCTATTACTCTCGCTGGACAGTTGTCTATCCTATGGGCAGAACGTGCGGTCAACAAGGAGATGAACACTCTGTTGAAGTCTGATAAGGACTATGTGATCGCAATCGATACCGATTCACTGTACATCAATATGAGTAAACTTGTCGAACAGTTCTCCCCCAAAGACCCTGTTAAGTTCCTTGACAAGATATGTCGTGAACACTTCGAACCTGTACTCACCAAGTCTTATGTCCAACTCGCTGACTATACCAATGCGTATGTCAACCGTATGGAGATGGGTCGTGAGGTTATTGCTGATCGTGGTATCTGGGTTGCTAAGAAGAGATACATACTGAACGTCCACAATAACGAGGGTGTCCAGTACGCAGAACCTAAGATGAAGATTATGGGTATCGAGGCAATCAAGTCTTCGACCCCACAGATTGTCCGCGAGAAGATGAAGGAGATGTTTCATATCATTGTTAATGGCACTGAGTCGGACACACAGAAGTACATTTCTACGTTTAAGTCCGAGTTTCGGAAGCTTCCCCCCGAAGACATTTCATTCCCCCGTGGTGTGAGTGACGTGAAGAAGTGGAGTGACCGTAAGACTATCTACAAGAAAGCGTGTCCTATCCATGTCCGTGGTGCTTTGTTGTATAACAAGTACACCAAGGGTATGCGACACGAGACTATCAAGAATGGTGAGAAGATCAAGTTCTGTTACCTCAAGGTTCCTAACCCAATCAAAGAGAACGTTATCTCGTACCCACAACGATTGCCTCGTGAGTTGAAACTGGAACGATTTGTTGACTATGACAAGATGTTTTCCAAGACCTTCACTGACCCACTCGAACCAATCTTAGACGCAGTCGGTTGGACTGCTGAACCAAGTTCGTCCCTTGACGAGTTCTTTGGATAGGAGTGGTGTAATGGGACAAATAACGCTTGACAATACGTGATAGGAGTAGTATAATAGGACAATGAAATATTCACTTACTATATTTAAAAATACGTTTGACAACCAAACACATCGTGGTATGATCCTCGATTCGTGGGACGGTGTCGAGAAACTACTTCGTGATTTGTATAAACAGGAGGGTAAGAAAGGTGGTAGAAATTCTAGTGTGCTTATTAGTCCTGCTCGTTATTTTCCCGACTCTACTAGGTCTAATAAGAATGTTGATCTATGGGGTGGTTGGGCTTGTCTTGATGTCGATGATTATGTTGTACATCCTCATCCCACTCGCAGTCCTGTTGAGTGCTTGACTATACAGTTAGCAGAAGCGTTTGGTCGTTTCCACTATGTGTGTTATAATACTGCGTCATCCAGAGAAGAGAAACCTAAGTTCCGTCTCGTATTCCCATTAACAAGACAGGTGGTTAGTAAAGAACTTCCGCACTTCTGGTTTGCGATGAACAAACAGTTCGATGGACTCGGTGACAAGCAGACCAAAGACCTGTCACGGATGTACTATGTCCCCGCACAGTATCCCGATGCGTACAGTTTTATCTTCACCAATGAGGGTGTGCATCTTGACCCTGATATGTTGATGGACAAGTATTCGTTTATCGAAACGTCTGGTAAGACCTTTATGGAAAGACTACCACTTGAGTTGCAACAGGCAGTAATGCAACACCGTAAGGATGCACTAGAAGCAACTGACATCACATGGAGTGGTTATCGAGACTGTCCGTTCTTCCCTAAACGTATGGGGGTTGAGTATCAGACTATCAGTGAGACTGGTTGGTACAGTAAGATGTATGCGATAATGATTGCGACTGCGGGTAATGCATATAAGCGGGGGTATCCAATATCTTCTATTCAAATTGCACAGATGTGTTCTGAGTTAGACCTTGAGACTGGCAACTGGTATAAGAATCGTCCCTTGGATAAGGAAGCAGACCGTGCACTAGAATACATCTATAGGAATGGATAATGGAAGTAAATAACTATCTAGCATTTCCTACGGCCATTTCTCGTACAAAGTCTGTGGTCTCGGAACAAGAGAAAGACCAATGGTTTGACTTGTATTTAAAACACTCTAATAGTGATGGTCAGTCTCACGACTTTGTTGGTTTTGAATCTGTACAGACCGATGAGTTGTTTCGTGATCTTTTTATGGACAGATTGAAGAGTGGTGTTGATGAGTATCTCCGTCATCTTAGAATACGTCAAGACAAACTAGATATTCAGTTGACCAAATGTTTCTTCAATGTTACTGACCAGAACGGGATCAACTTACACGATCACATAGAGAATCATATATCGTTTACATACTACCCTCACATTGCTGATGGTAAAGAAAGAAACGTCAATTTTCAATACCCACATAAGGCACGACCTAACGAACCGCATGAACATTTCTTTGAACATCACGGTAACCCCAACTCCAAAGTAGATTCTTTTCCTATATCAGAGGGGGTGTTGTACATATTTCCCTCAAATTTATTACACAATATAGAAATGAGAGAGGGAGATAGTCAGAGTGTGGTACAACCGTTTAAGGACAAGGAGTCTTTGCGGAATAGTAGGTTTTGTGTAGCAGGTGATTTACTATACACAAGGAAGATCGGTGTGACGAAATACGAGAGAGTATTATCTAATCCTAAACTTTGGAGGACGGTATGATAAGACTATATAATGTACTAACTACGGAGTAAGTGATGAAAATTTTAATAACGGGTGCGGCAGGATTCATTGGTAGTCATTTATCAAACACCCTATTGGACGATGGGTTTGATGTCATTGGGTTGGACAACTTCAATGACTATTATGACCCTACCCTAAAACATGATCGCATAGCATACTTTGGTCATCATGTTGTGGAGTGTGACCTAAAAGACTTCGATGACCTTGATATAGTCTTTAACGAATATCAACCAGATATTGTCATTCACCTCGCTGCACGTGCGGGTGTACGTGACTCGGTCGGTAACGAACAACTATATCATAATGATAACATCATTGCTACACAGAATCTTATTCAAGTGTGTAAGATGTATAATGTCGCAAAGGTGATATATGCGTCAACTAGTTCAGTCTACGGTGGTACACCTATCCCTGATACTGGTTGGACTGAGGACGAGGTTACTGGTCACCAGTTGAACCCATACGCATACACCAAGTATTGTAACGAATGTCAGTTTAAAATCTCTGGTTTAAACACTGTTGGACTAAGATTCTTTACTGTATATGGCCCTTGGGGTAGACCTGATATGGCACTATATCAGTTCACCGACAAAATTGCGGTAGGTGAACAGATTCAAGCATTCAACTATGGTAAGATGAAACGAGACTTTACATATATCGGTGACATCATCGAAGGTATTAAACTTGTATTATTCTCTGAAATTGAGTCTGGTGAGATATTTAATATTGGTAGAGGAAAACAGGTAGAGTTGATGCACTTCATCGACAGTATAAGTAAAGAGGTTGGGGTAAAGGCAGACATACTTCTTGCGCCCCGACACCCTGCTGATACTTTAGAGACTTGGAGTGACACATCTAAATTGCGAAAACTGGGTTATGAACCTAAAGTGAACATAGAACAGGGTGTAGCTGCCTTTGTTAGATGGTTCAAAAACTATTATGGAAACGGAGAGATTAAATGAGTAATGTGACAGAAGGTGATTTTAACACCAACAACGACCCAGAAGTGACTGGAGAATTAGTACAAGAACTAGACGAGAACGGAGAATATCCTAAGTTGCGAATGGGTATTGTGGGACACGGATTCGTGGGACAAGCAGTGGACTATGCCTTCACTCATAGAGACATCGAGAAGTTCTATGTAGACCCTAAACACGGAACGACCATTGATGACCTATTGGATTGGAAACCGAATGTGACATTCGTTTGTGCACCAACACCAATGGCAGAGAGTGGGTTTATTGATGCGTCTATTGTAGAAGATGCCGTACTGAAGTTACTGGAACACACTGAAGGTGGTGTTGTTGTTAAATCAACTATCACACCAGACATTGTTGACCGTTTGTATTCTTCGGTATTTGAGGAAGATGTTAAACGTCTGACTATCAACCCTGAGTTCCTGACTGAGTCTGCTAATAAAGAAGCATTCGTAATGGCAAAGTATCACGTAATCGGTGGCCACCCCGATGCCGCACAGGGTCTCGCACAGTTGTATGAAGTGTACAGTCTATGTACCGCAACTGAGTTTCTCTTCTGTAGTGGTTCAGAAGCAGCGTTTATTAAGTATGGAGTGAACTCATACCTTGCGACCAAGGTTACCTTCTTCAACCAATTATTCGATTCGATTGAGAAGTTTGGTTGTAACTTTCCAACAATTGTCAATGCTATTGGTAAAGACCCCCGTATCGGTTTAGGTCACACGAGAGTGCCCGGCTATGATGGTAAACGTGGATTTGGTGGTGCTTGTTTCCCCAAGGATACAAAAGCATTTACCTTGTTTGATAAAGATTTGACATTGATTGATAAGTGTGTTACTATCAATAACGAATACAGAAAACCATATGAGTTGGACTCTCGCGAACAATCTAATAATATTAGTTACGGGAAAACACTTGACAATAAAGAATAATTGTGTTATAATTATGAATACAAAAACAGATATAGGTGAAGTAGTATGAGTAGTATGATGGACAAACTAAAGAAGAATAGTAAAATCAAGACCGCAGAAGTGTTGTCTGAAAGTAAGTTCTTCACGGAAAAAGATATGGTAACGACCGATGTTCCGATGGTGAATGTCGCGTTAGCCGGAAGTATTGACGGTGGTGTCACGCCAGGATTAACAGTCCTAGCAGGCCCTAGTAAGCACTTCAAGACCTCGTTCGCACTGCTTATGGCAGGTGCGTATCTGAGAGCGAAGAAGGACGCTGTGTTGTTGTTCTATGATAGTGAGTTTGGTAGTCCCCAATCTTACTTTGAACAATTTGGGATCGACACCTCACGGGTGTTACATACGCCCATCACCAATGTTGAAGAGTTAAAGTTTGACTTAGTAGGTCAGCTTGAGAACATCGACAGAAAAGATGACGTTATAATCGTTATCGATTCAATTGGTAACCTTGCATCTAAGAAAGAACTTCAAGATGCAATCGATGAGAAGTCCGTGGCAGATATGTCCCGTGCTAAAGCATTGAAGGGTCTGTTCAGGATGTGTACTCCATATCTTGCAATGAAGAATATCCCTATGCTTGCCGTCAACCACACATATAAGGAAATTGGACTATTCCCTAAAGACATCGTAGGTGGTGGTACTGGTATTTACTACAGTGCAGATAACATCTGGATTCTGGGAAGACAACAAGATAAGGTTGGTACAGAGATTAAAGGTTACCGCTTTATAATCAACGTGGAGAAATCTCGTTATGTTAAAGAGAAATCTAAAATCCCCATCACAGTATCGTGGGACGGTGGTATCGCAAAGTATAGCGGTATGCTTGACGTGGCTGTCGCTGGGGGTTATGTTGCTAAGCCTTCTAATGGTTGGTATTGTGCTGTTGATAGGAATACTGGTGAACTTATGCAACCAAAAGTTAGGGAGAAGGATACGATGCAAGAAGAGTTCTGGAAACCAATCTTCGCATCAACCGACCTCGCAGACTTCATCAAATCCCAATACTCAATCGGAAAAGCACAACTAGTTGACATGGAAGAGATAGTAAATGCAGTCGATGAATGATATTGAAGACACACTGAGTGAAGATGTTCATTATGAGATTATCCCAGCCGAGAACCCTCACGGGTGGGATATTCGTCTCTTGGAAGAACACCCTGAGACCGTGATAGCATTTGATGTGATAGAACTAGTCGAAGGTAAGGACGAGATTAGTTTTAACTTTACAATTGTTTCTACCCCAGATACAGATTTAACTGTTGAGGACTTGACTTTACAGGAGTACTGTGGTAGAATACTTACTAGTTTACTGCGTGTTGCAGTGACTGATGGTACACTGGTCGCACAAGATACCAAGACTGGTGACATAATGGCAACACAAGAAATGCATGACCAACAGGAGTCAATATATAATGAACATCAATCTGGAACAGACGATTCTGAGGAATCTGCTAACGAATGACCCCTATATGCGGAAGGTCGGTGCGTTTCTATCGCCCGACTACTTCCAAGGCGTATACAAGGGACTCTTCAAGGAAGTAACCAAGTTTGTTGCAAAGTATAACAAACTACCTTCACTTGAAGCATTCAAGATCGAAATGGATGAGAGTGCCGCCTCGATGGGTGATGAAAACTATCGAGGTGCGGCAGACTTGCTCCAAGACCTTTTCCAACCCGAACCTGAGAACCTTGAGTGGTTAGTTGAACGTACTGAGAAGTGGTGTCAAGACCGTGCAGTGTTCAATGCAGTGATGGAGTCTATCTCTATCATTGATGGTAAACACGCAACCCTACAGAAGAACGCAATCCCTGATGTCTTATCCAAGGCACTGGGTGTTACGTTCGATACTAACATTGGTCACGATTACCTTGCGGATGTCGAAGGTCGTTATGCCTTCTATCACGAACAAGAAGAACGTGTTTCCTTTGACCTTGATATGTTCAATCAGATTACCAAAGGTGGTCTAACAAACAAATCACTCAACATTGCCCTTGCGGGTACTGGTGTTGGTAAGTCACTCTTCATGTGTCACATGGCTGCATCTGCCCTCTCCCAAGGACGGAACGCACTGTACATCACTATGGAAATGGCAGAAGAACGTATTGCAGAACGTATTGATGCGAATCTACTGAACGTAGATATCAGTCAGTTGGAGAATCTATCTAAGGATATGTTCACCGACAAGGTACGTCAAGTTGCGTCCAAGACCCTAGGTAAACTTATCATTAAAGAATACCCGACTGGACAGGCAAACACCTCTCACTTCCGTGCGTTACTTAACGAGATGAAGTTGAAGAAGAACTTTGTCCCTGAGATTATCTTTGTTGATTACCTGAACATTTGTTCGTCATCTCGTATGAAAGGTATGGGTGGTGCGATTAACTCTTATTCTTATATCAAGAGTATTGCAGAAGAGTTACGTGGACTCGCAGTAGAGTTCAATGTACCCATCATGTCTGCTACCCAGACTACACGTTCAGGTTACGGTAATGATGATGTTGGTCTAGAGGATACATCCGAGTCGTTCGGTCTACCCGCTACCGCTGACCTGATGTTCGCACTCATCACTAATGATGAACTAAATAACCTAGGTAAGATTATGGTTAAACAGTTGAAGAATCGTTACAATGATGCGACTGGTGCAAACCAGAAGTTCACCATTAAGGTTGACCGTAGTAAGATGCGATTGTCTGATGATGATGACGAAATGATGATTCCCCATGACCCCGATAAGGGTTGGGATGATAAACCAGTCTTTGATAATACCTCTAGTGGACAGAGAATTAAATCAGAGAACTTTAAAAACTTTAAGATGGGGTAAAAGATGGATATTCAATATGGTTGGCCCCTATTCACCTTGTTCTTAATGTTCGTTTCTTTTTGGTACGGAAAGGTGGTAGGGTTCGGAGATGGTCAAGACGAGGGGTTCACGTATGGGTGTGAACAGGGTGCACAAGCAACCGCAAAGGTTCTCATAAAATATATGAGAGCCGAACATGATTTAGTAATTGATGACGCAACCGAATTAGCGATAATAAATAATATTAATATAGAGGAAATTGAATATGATGATTAACAAACTATCCCCGCAAGACCAAAAGAAAGTCGTTGGTGCAATCAAAGAGTTGTCTGATAGCATGACTCGTATCGATGCAGAGAAAGACTTAATTAAGGACATCGTACAGGTGACCTTCGAGAACCACGAGATTGATAAGAAGCACATCCGCAAACTGGCATCAATCTACCATAAAGCAAATATGGATGAAGTGCGAACTGAGTTTGATGACCTAGAGTCATTGTACGAAACATTATTTAGTACGGGGAAGTAGTATGAGTCAGGTAAGTCTAATAGCACTGAGTAGTCCGTCTGCGATTACTGATTGTCACACCGCTGGCGAACTCGTGGCATATACGGCAAGGGTCAGTAATCCAGCTAACCAGTCTAACAAGAAGACCGCACCCAAACTACTGAGTTACCTGATGAAAGAGAATCATTGGTCACCCTTTGAGATGGTGCATATGACTATGGAAATCAAAACGACTCGTGATATTGCACGACAGATTCTACGTCACCGCTCGTTCTCATTCCAAGAGTTTTCTCAACGGTATGCGGTAAGTGAGAACATCGATGTAGTACGTGAAGCACGTCTACAGGACGAGACAAACCGTCAGAACTCGGTTGTAACGGATGACCAACACATTAAGAGTGAATGGGGTCGTGCACAGGCAAGAGTCCGTAACTTCGCGAAGAAAGAGTATAAGGACGCACTCAAGATGGGTATCGCAAAGGAACAGGCACGTGCGTTGTTACCCGAAGGTTTGACCGAGACAACCTTGTATATGGCAGGTAGTCTACGTAGTTGGATTCACTACTGTGACCTGAGACGTGCGAACGGTACGCAGAAGGAACATATGATTGTTGCGGAACAGTGTTGGGATATTATCGGCACACACTTCCCCGACATAATAAGTGTATACAATGACTGAGATAGTTATCAGGAACGAGGGTCTACTACAGACCCTCAATGATACTGTAGAGATGTTCCTAGAACATAGGGAACTTATGACAGAACTGTCGGACAATCTACAACATGACGTTCCTGTCGAGGAATGGGAGAACTTCTGTAAAGAAGATTACCTACACGAGATGATTGCTACAGGTGTAGATCATGCGGGGTTTCCTGAGACTGGTTACGGTTTTCAGGTCGCACAAGGTGTTAGACAAAGACCTGATGTGTTCACACCACTTAAACATTGGACAAAGAATGAACTCCCCATGATGTTTGGTGCGAGGTCTAACTCATTGACATCCTACTATCCACCCAATGGATTTGTGGGGTGGCATACCAACTGGAACGCATCCGCATACCAAATCATCATAACGTGGAGTGAGAATGGTGATGGCTACTTCTCTTATTATGATAAAGAGACTGATACTATCATCACTGAACAAGACGTTAAAGGGTGGCAAGCACGATGGTATAGGTTTGGTCGTTATGATGAACCGCAACATCACTGTTGGCATACCGCATGGACAAACTCCCCACGATTCACACTCGCATTTAAGTTTCCCTATAATAACGTTAACGAAGATTCGGCATTACTGGCATTAAAAGATTTCGTAGAAGAGTTGGAAACCGCTTGACAATGGCCAGACCTTCTGTTATAATTACCTAAATACAATTAAACTGAGAGAGATAATGAAACCACAAATTGATTACAAATATAGTGAACACCACGCAATTAAGGAATTGACCGATTACATTGACGGTACGTATGGTGAACACTACTCGAAGAATAAGTTTCAGGCGACCGAGTTTATTATTGATGGTGGCCACGGTGATGGTTTCTGTATCGGAAACATCATGAAGTATGCACAACGTTACGGTAATAAGAACGGTTTTAACCGCATAGATATAATGAAGGTATTACATTATGCCATCATCCAACTCCACGTACACGACCACGAGAATCGATAATTATGAGTGATTTATTATTTTATATTAAGTGGGGAATAATCGGGTTTGTAATCGGTTGGCCCATTGGTTACGCAATAGGAACATTTATCTAATGAAAGATCGAATAGTAATTACTGGTGTTGGTTTGGTGGACACACTCGGAACATATCCAATGGAGTGTTTTGAGAACATGATCAGTGATCACTATGAACACCCAGTTGATTTTAAGACAGATATAGAGTCTCTCAAAGGATTGGTGTGTTTCAAGTCACGTGATGTGAACTATACGATTCCAGATGGTATTCGTAAACCAGTCTTCGGTTCTCTATCAACAGCATCTAAAAACGCTCTTCATGTTGTACAACAGGCAATGGGAGATATCGACAGTACCGATGTCGCGGTTGTATTCAGTTCGATTGCAGGAAAGGAAGGTATTAGGAATACAGACTTCTGTAATAAGATGGAGGGTGGTAAACGACTATCCCCCCGAACTGCTGTACAGTATCTGAGGGACTTCTCCGCAGGGGTAATCAGTCAGACATTCGACTTCCGTGGTGCGTGTGTCAGTATGGATGCCGCTTGTGCGACTGGACTGTACTCTATTGATTATGCAATACACCTACTGGACACACATAGGTTTGTTATTGTTGGTGGGACAGATAATCCTGCTATGGATGATAATATGTTCATCTTCAGTCAGTTGGGTGCGCTTGGCACTGCGTCAAAACCCTTTGATAAGAAACGTGATGGGTTCGTCATGGGCGAAGGTGCGGGTGCCTTGTTATTAGAGAAAGAGTCTGAAGCACGGTTACGTGGTGCGAACATCATTGGGTACATTAACACCGTGTCTCACCATTCAGATGGTGCACTTGGTACACCTACTGCACCAGACCCAAACAGTACGGGATCAATTGCGTCTATGACATCTGTCACCCAGAATATAGTTGGAGATGTTGCCTTTGTTAACGCACATGGTACATCAACACCAATGGGAGATGACCTAGAGTACAATGCGATTCAGGAAGTCTTACCCAAAGTTCCGGTGATTAGTTTCAAGTCAAAGATTGGACACTCTCTTGCGGCCAGTGGTATCAATGAAACAATCTATAGTCTGTTGTGTCTCTATAACGGGGTTATACCGAAGAACTTTAATATAGATGAGTGTGACCATGAGTTTGTTTATAAATACAAGCATCGATTGACAAGTAAAATTGCTGTGAAGAACTCGTTCGCATTTAGTGGAAGGTCTTCGTCACTGGTTCTGGAGGTAGAATGATAACTGAATATCTAGGTAAAAACAGTGGGTACGTACATACAATATTTTATATAACGTGTGTACTCTTTACTGTGTTGTGGGTGCCGACATTATCAGTTGTCGAGTTCTTAGTCTGGTTTGTCGGTGCTCATACTTTTGTCGGATATCTAGTCTCTGCTTTTCAACATCGATACTGTGCACATAAGAGTTGGCAACCGTCAAGGTTCGTTGAAGTTCTCAGTGTTTTCCTGTGTGCCGGATTCGTGTTGATACCGAATATGGGATGGGCATCTGTCCACAAAAATCACCACAGATACACCGATACCGAGAAAGACCCACATGGTAATGTGCATAGTGTCTGGGATAACTTCATGGCGTTCAACATTGCCCCCTCGAAACATGGTTGGCCTCGATGGATGTTCCGTGACCTACTGTACCTTTACCAATTAAAATACTATTGGGAAATTGCGATCCTCTTTGGGGCATTGATGTTTGTGATTGGTATTGGTGAACTCTGGTTATCGACTATTGCTGTTGCATACATCTTCCAAGTCACTCTCAATATTGTAGGTCACCCAAATAGAAGTCCTGCTAATAGACCGTGGTTGGGACTATTATACAGTGGTGAACTATACCACAAGAACCACCATGATAACCCCAGCCTATCTAGGTTTGGTTTGATCGATGTTCCATACCTTTTATTCATAAAGTTCTTAGATACCAAGAAATAACGCTTGACAAGTGATGCATAATCTGATATAATACTTGTATTGATAATGAGAAGAGAGTTTGTTATGGTGTATTTAATAGTTGGTGGTTTGATGATGATGTTTGGTGTTGGTGGAATGGAGACTAACATGGATGCCTCGTTCCCTTCGTTCGAGTTTTTTGTTGCGTTGCTTGGTGTTCCTGTAGCGTTACACGGTGCAATAAAACTTAATATGGAGGAGGACGTATGAGCAAGATGGGAACGTTTGTTTTACAAGTACAAGAGGTCGTTGAGAACAACGCCTTTCAAAGTTTTGATGTCGTAACGGATGCACTGGCAATGGAGTTTGCTGATACAGAACTGTTCGATTTCGCAAAAGAGATCGCTTATCAACAGTACGAAGAGATTCGTTCAGATATGGAGTCTTATAGTGAAAACCAAAACAACCAAGAAAGGTAGTAATAAGAACCCTGTAGCAAAGAACATGGAGAAGTTCAATCGACCTGTTACCCACGTTGATAAGAAGAAAGCATCTAAGATCAAGGGTCTCGATGTAGACAAAGTGTGGTTTGACGATTAATCCCCTCTAAATCGACTACTCAGTCGATTTTTTTTAATAAAATTTACGTTTAAAACTTCAACTTGTATAAATAACAACATGGATATACTAACCCTCATTTCAGAATTGGGGTTTCCTATTGCATCTGCCTTAATAGGTGGTTTCTTTATGTTTCTGACACTAAAGTATATTATGGATGGTGTGATAGGTCAGGTGAAATCCCTCAAAGGTATCGTAGGTAGCCTTGATAATCGTGTCAAAACTATGAATCATGATATGATTCGTATGGATACTACTATGTGTGTTGTTCTGGGAATAAGACCAGACCTCAATCGTATTAGTCGTGCAGACGGTAAGAACGATGCGAGGAGAGATTAATGATCGATCCAGTATCCGCAGTAATGACAGCAACTGCCGCATTCAATGGTATTAAGAAATTAGTAGAACGTGGTCAAGACATGGAACACACGTTTACACAGATTGGCAAGTGGTACGGTGCCGTTAGTGATTTTAACGAAGCGAAGAGACAGGCGGAGAACCCTCCACTCTTTCGTAAGTTGATCAACAAGTCTTCGGTAGAAGAAGAAGCAATGAACATCTTCATCTCTAACAAGAAGATTAAAGAACAAGAGACCCAGTTGCGTGAGCTCTTACTCTATTCCTATGGCCCCAGTGCATATCAGGAATTAACTCAGTTACGGAGAGACATCCGAGAGAAGAGGGAAAGGGACGTGTATGCACAAGCGAGGAAACGGAAGTCACTCTTCTGGAACGCCCTTGGTTGGACATCAGTACTGGTGTTAGGTTATGGATTCTTCATAGTATTTAAACTCATATATTCGAATATCCCGTAATGGATGTTGTATCAGTAGTTAACGATTTCGGTTTTCCGATAGTTGCGGCTGTCGGTATGCTTTATATGATTTACTTTGTGTGGAAGACCATTACAAACGAAGTCGAAAAGAACTTGTCCGAAACAATGACGGTGTTGATAGGTCTCATTGACCGTATCAGGATGTTGGATAATGATATAATTAGATTGCAACAGAAGTTAGACACCGCAATCGAAATGAGGAGAAAAACAGATGAAGAAGAGATATAGTTGGATACAACTCTTTGAGGGTACGTCACTGACAGTTGCGATGATTCTGATGATGTTGATAATCACAGAAGTATCAGTTGCCGCACCCATAGAGCACAAATTCAAATCTCCTTCCTTCAGTGGTATTAATCAGTCTAGTCACTATTTGACGATAGAGAACCAAGAGACCTCTAGGAAACAGGCGATAAAACAAGAGATTGAAGACCTCCAAGAACAACTGGAGAGGGACGCAGAGAATACTACTCTAGCAAAATTTATTAGGAATGTGGAATCACGTATTTACTCTACACTATCCAGACAGATCGTTGACGGTATGTTCGGAGAGAACCCAAGCGACACGGGTTCGTTTAACATCGAAGGTACGGGCATATCATACGTTACAGACGGTGATAACGTAATATTAACAATAACAGACGAGAACGGTAATGTCACGACTATTACTATTCCCCTTGGTGATTTTGGTATCTAGTTGTGCCAGTCTCGGAGGAGGTAATTTCGAGATACCAAGTGTGGAAGAACCGAAAGTACAACTTACTCTGTTACAGAAAGAGTTAAAGAATGTTTCGGAACCGACTAGGAAACCCACGGTGGCAGTGTATGAATTCACTGACCAGACGGGACAGAAGAGACAGAACAGTAGTGGCGGAACCTCATTCAGTTCTGCGGTTACTCAGGCACCC